TACACATAACATACATGTCCAAGTATCTGTGGCTGGGATACTGCGTCTTCAGGCAAAACTTTATTACCTGCAGCGGCTGGTGGCATTCTTGCTAATAGTTTGCTTAAATCTAGCATAGTTTCTAGATTAGTAATTTTTATTATGTTATATTTGTGTTCACCACATTGTACTGGTGCTTTTCCAACCCATTCATCTATTATAGACATTTGTTCTGGATCTATAATTTTGTCTCTATCAAAATTTCGTTGACAACTTGCTACTTCTCTAAGCATTTCGTCATTATAATAATTGTTTCGGGGAGTTGTCATAGTAAATCTCCAATTGTATACTATGTATTTATTACAAAAGGAATTTTAAAGTTTGTTTACGTAAATCTTCTATAGTGCCTACATTGTTAATTTGCTTATCAAAGTTCCAACCAGCCCAGCTCCATTCACTTGTATGAATGTTTGGATATTGTGTTTCCATAAGTTCTGGCTGGTGGTCGATGTTTGCCTTGCAAGCAGATCCCCACCATTCGGGTTCAGTATCACGCCATACAACGGCAGTTGTTCCACCTAGGCGTCTAATAACATTTAGTTCATTAAAGAATCTACAATCGCTGATAACAACGTTCTTGTCTGTCATTGCAATTTGTCTTTCACATGCTGCTACCCAAATATCTGGATGAAAGTGCTTACGCATAACATCTGTGCCTACTTGCTGTAGTGCTAACCTAGGAGTAAAGTTTGGAATACTTAACCGGTTTGCCCACCACTCGTCGACAGTTTCTCTCCATACTCTGCTTTCTGGAGTGTTTCCTTCTAGTAGTATTCTATCCCATTGAAATATATTAGCACAAGCATCTTTTAGTACACCTGCAAAACTAATACGGTGAAAGCCTTCCTCAATTAAGAATCCAGCGGCTGTATCTTTACCATGTCCAATGAGTCCACATATTCCTATTACTTTTTTCACACTTATCTCCTATGTATTGTATACATTATAATAGAATTTTATGGATTTGTCAAGTGATATAATTTGCAACAAACATATTGCAACCAGGAACAATTTTAGGTTCCTTGTTAAACTTCTCTGCCCAGTCAAATAATGCGTTTCGTACTTCTTGCCAATGAATATCATCACCGCATAATACTGGAACATTTTTAAAGTATTCAAGTTGATCGTATACTTCATTGTAATCGTGATCAGCATCTAAGTACACACCATCAAACTGTATGTTATGTAGTTGTTGTTTAGCATCTTGGAATGATGTTGGTATTATATTTTTTATAATATTGTAATTAGGATGCTGTGATATTAATTCTGTTAAAATATCTTGTTGAGTTTTATTGTTGGAATATGAACTATTTAAATAATTATTTACTTCTGCTGTATATGGCATTAAGTAATCTAACTGTTCTTGTTCAAGTGTTGGATAGTGTAATGTAAACAAGTCAACTATGTAGTATTCAGTAGTTGGTGGCAAAACATCGAGCCAACCCCATGTGCTACGGCCCCAACCACACCCAATTTCTAAAAATTTAGGATTGCTTGGTAGTTGATTAACTATTTTTTGATAATACTTATGTTGTAATGGATCTACCCATCCTGGAACGTCAGATGCAGTGTTGCACTGATAAGTTGGCATTAATTTTTATCCAATAACAAAGCCTAGACCTGATTGTCCATCATTGTATAATGTTAGTTCAGTTTCTAGTTTGTCAATTTCTGATTGTGCATCTGTACGTAATTGGTCTGCGTTCATTGTAGTTCCACCCTGTGGACCTGCAATTTGTGTAAACTTACCACGTGCTTCTGATATCATAAGTTTTGCATGGCATAGTGCATAGTCTTTAAGCCAAGGACCAGCGTATTGATCGCTTATTAATCCTTCGTCTGTTCTATAGTTGTAACACCATAGCACACAATTGTCTGGTGCTTTGATCTTTCTATGTAGAATAAGTTTTTTATCTTGATGGCGCCAAGTAAACATAAGCTCTGCTCCAAATAAGCGGCCCATTGTTTCTCTGCTTTGCTGTAGGAAGTCATATTGTGCTAAACTACCTTTACGTGATGATCCAAGTAAGTATGTTTGCATGTATGCTGACTGAAAAGGTTCAAAGTCGTTACCAGAGTTTGCACTTACGCCTGTTGTACGTCTAAATATATCACGTACTTCGATTACTTCAGTTGGTAGTGTGTATTCGCTTTGATCCATAAGTAATTCCAATACAATAAAACTTTCTTCTACTGCATTTTCACTTCGCTGTCTATACTTCTCAAGACTTTTTTTAATGGCCAGTTCGTAGTGTTCTGGGTCAAGTTCAACATCGACCATTCCTCCGCCTAAACGAAGTTCAATTTCTTTTTGTAATTTAGCTTTTTCACTCATGAATACATTCTCCTGGTATACTTTTATCCTACTATGTATTTATCAGTAAGTCTTCAGAAAGTTCCACTAATGTTGTTGCATACTTTATATCTGCGTCAGATGTTGTTTTTAATTTGCTAATATCAGGAACTATGTCGTTTGCAAGCATTTCTAAAAATTCATAATTAGATTCGTCTGGATTCAAGTAACATATATCTAATTGATCCATACTTACATGCTTTAATTCACTAATAACATCACCTAAGAATGGATCTCTAATATCAAATGACTGATATTTTGCTGTTTCAAATATAAAAAATTTTCTAAATACATAATTATCTTTTACAAATGCACTTAGATGCGGAAAGCGTCTAATAGTTTTTACACTTTTATCTCCAAACATTGTGCCAGAAAAAACATATATAATTTTCCACACACCCATTTTTTTAAGTTCAGATACTGCTATATCAAAATCTTCTCTATCCTCAAACAATACAATATTACTAAGTCCTTGCTTTTTTGCTGATGCAAGTGTTACCAATCCTAATTGCTGATCTAATAACATATTATGTGATGGTGTTTCTGTGTTCTTACAATCTACAATGATAGCAAACTTATCTTCCTCATTTCTATTGAAGATTTCGTATGGAGTGATAAACATATTTAGAATACCGCCAGTATTATAGTCTCATCGTTTAATCTACCGTTAAGTTTTGTTTCAGTTGTTTTTAATGTTTCAAACAACTTCTCTGTTTTTGACTTTGTAGTTTTTTTAATTGTTGGCAAAAACTCATCTGTCTTACGTACTGTGCGTTGCACACTTTTTTCTTCGTTGTAACCTAACAGTGTTGTACCTTTAACACTTAGCCCTGAACCTTCTCTGCCCATGCCTGTTGGGTCTATATTACTTGCATAATACAATCCAATTTTACGATTCTTGCAATTAAATACCATTGCAATGTTTGCACCAATTAGTTTCTCAGGTGGAACACTTGCAATACCGTAAGTAGTATCACTCATTTTATATTTAAGTTTCTTAACAAGCTGGTCTGCTGGCTTAAACTTTGCTTTACGTGGCTTACGTTGTGCTTTATTCTCTACTGCAATAATATCGCATGCATCAGTAATGCGTTGAAACATTTCTAATGTAGACTTTTGTTGCTTAGCCGATAAGTGCGTATATCCTTCTTTTAGTTGTGCAAACATATCTTGTTCATGCTCGCTCATCTTTTTAAGTTTTGCACTAGTAGGAAAATTAACTAGATCAAACATTTCATCACGTTCGCCTTGATACCATGTTTTAATTAAACGTGCATGCCCAGCTTTTGCTTGTGCTTTACGTAAAATAGTAATTGGTTCAAAATCTTGTAATGCTTTAGAATCGTATGTTTCTAAAAACGTGACTACAAACTCTTCAATTTCCGTAGACATTATAACACATGCTTCACGCATACGTTCTTGTATAGTTGGAACATGTATTCCAACTGTTGCCTTTGCTTCTTCTTGTTTTGTTTCTAAAATTAATACACCCTGTGAACGTGCATGCTCAACTCGTTTTTTAAGAAATACTGTAAGGGGGCGAACTTCGCCCATTGTTCCTGCTAATGTTTGCCAATAGTCGTCATGTGCTTTATAATAATCTGGCATGCCGTTTAACAACATTTTTGCCGTGATTGCAGCACTAACACTTAATGCATGAGTAGGTGCAGCTTTAACTGATTTAATATCTTTTTCAGTGTATTCATCAGGAAGCGTTCGCATCCATTCCGAAACTGATGGATATAAATCTGTAGATTTAAAGTTGTGATAATACCAATCTCTGTCACTAACAGATTTCCTATGAAATTGTTCGCCAGTTAGTTCTTCGTAACCTTCCCACGATGGTTCCATCAATTTACTGCCACGTTTAATCCGAGGTGCTCCACGCACTACTTTTTTCTTACGAGGCTTTAAATTTGTTTTTGCCATTTGATATCTCCATTAAGTTCAATACATATGATATTACAGTTTGTTGGTTTTGTCAACCTTTTTCGTTCTCAAACTCATTATCTAGTGTTTCTTGATCAACATCCTTGAACCAGTTATCTTCCATTGCAATTGTTTCTGCGCTTACATCTTCAAATTTTACAGTTGAATTTAACATATTTGTTCCTTTTTGCTTAACTTACTTATACAGTATAAGACATCTTGGCTTAAAAGTCAAGAAAAAAGTGCAGAAAAGAATCCTGCACTTTCAATAGGTTAGTATTTTTTTTAAATTATTTTTCTTTTATTTGTCTTTCAAACTCTCTAAGACGCTTATAAACACTGGCTAATTCAATTAGAGTTGGCCATGCTTTAAACAAGTACTGTAGTGAACCTTCAACACGTCCAAATGCACGTAAAATCTGTTGCATTACACCTAGTGTCATTACACCAGCTACAATTGCAGGTGCTAAGAACACATAACCTACTAATACATTTGCTTGTAAATACGCAAGTCTTCCTACGTTAAAGTACAAATAATATAAGTAACTCTTGTAGTGGATTGCTCGTACGCCTTCAAACAGTTCATTTAGACTCTTAGGCCTAATTGTTCCATCATCTTCTGCAACAACTAGAATCTTTCTATATGCTGCTTCCTTCTTCTGTAAGTCATATTCAATACCTACTAGTCGTAGTAGCCATGCTAATACAATCATTAATATTGTACCACCTACTGCCCAAATTAGAGCGCCTGTTACTAATCCAAATTCCCAGTCTCCAAAGAACATAATTGGAATACCAACTGATAAACCCATTAATAGTGGGAAGAATTCTACAAGTACCATAACACTTTCAATTAAGCTAGTGCCAAGTCCTTCCATAATCCTACTAAACTTAATAGTATCTTCCTGTACACGTTGTGCTGCACCTTCAATTGTGCGAGCCTTGTCATATACACTGTGATACCATTCAACCATACTTGCTCGCCAACGGAATAAGAAGTGTGCTGTTAAGAAGCTAGTAGCCAATCCTAACACAATCCATAATGCCGCTAATTTACCAAATGCGGCTAAACTGCCCCAATATTCTGTCATTGTTATTGCATTAGGTGTACCTAGTGCAGTTTGTATCATATCATAAAATTCACCAAACCATTTATTGATCTTAACATCAATTTGAACAGAAATCCAAAGTGAAGTTAAAATAACTGCTGATCCGACATATGCCCAAATAGCATATTTCTTGTCTTTAAAAAAATTAAACATAAATTTCCCTCTTATATATTACGCAATAAGTACGCATATAACTATTTAGCAACTTTAGAATTTCCATAAGGCATAAATACAGTATATAATAGGAAACACATAATGCCGAGACTCAGTTTATATAAGCCATACAAAAGCAACGATTATAATTTTATGGATAGAAGTATCCTAGAACAATTTTTAATCGGTGGTACTTCAATCCATGTACACAAGTACTTAGGTCCAGAATCTGATCAATCAAATACAGATCCAACCGAACCTAACTACAGTAGTGGACTACAAAAAGATTTCTTAACAGGTGATGAGATTAATCCTGAAGGATTAGTTGATGAAACTAATATACAAGATCTATTGTTTATGGAAAACCGAGATCGTAAATACGATCCAGATATTTTTGAACTACGTGGTGTATATAATGTAAGTGACAACGACTTTGATTTAACCCAGTTTGGTTTATTTCTAACAAATGACACACTGTTTATTACATTCCACATTAATGATATGGTACAAAAACTTGGTAGACGACTTATGCCCGGTGATGTTATAGAGTTACCACATTTACGTGATGAATTACTATTAAGCACAGACAGAGATGCTGTTAATAAATTTTATGTAGTACAAGACGCTGCAAGGGGATCAGAAGGTTTTTCACAAACTTGGTACCCACATATTTGGCGTATTAAAGTTGCACCATTAACAGACACACAAGAATACAAAGATATACTTGGACAAGCAGGTGATCCAGATAGTCTTAAGAATAAAATTAGTTCTTATCAAACAGAACTTAACATTAGCAATGCTATTGTAGCAGGTGCTGAAGAAGCTGATCCAAATGGACTGCCACTTGCCGATCATTTGTTCGGAGTTGATGATGAATCACCAAAGGCATATGACCACGGTGAAGTATTAGCAACTGGTGATCAATTCCCAGTAAGTCCAAATGATGGGACTTTCTTTATACGTAATGACTTTAATCCAAATAGGTTGTTTGTATTCAGAGGATCAAGATGGCAACGACTATATGATAATATTACTGACAAAACATGGTCTGACAAAACTTACAATGCAGGTTCATTTATTAATAATAATGCAACCAGTGTTGTAGATGATAAAGAGATCCCAGAACGTCAAGCATTAAGTACAGTACTATCCCCTTCTAAGAAAAAAGGGTTAGATTCAGACTTTTAGGAATAAAAAATAATGGCACAACAATACTTTTACGATAAACAAATTAGAAGATACATTCAACAGTTTATAAGACTGTTTAGTGGATTCAGTGTACAAATGGGTAAGGACGATACTGGGCTTCCCATTATGCAACTTGTTCCTGTTAGGTACGGTGATATTAATCGTATGGCAGCACATATTACACGTGAGAACAGTGAAAACATTGTTAACACTGTTCCATTTATAAGTTGTTACGTAACTAACTTAGCAATGTCACCTGAATTAAGAACACTGCCAGGGCATATTGATAAAGTACATGTAATTGAAAAGAAAGTTAATGACGTTACAGGCGAAACTAGTAATGAGCCTGGAAACCGATATACTATAGAACGTCATAACCCAGTTACGTATATGTTGTCAATGAATTGTGATATTTGGAGTAGTAACACAGAACAAAAACTACAATTAATGGAACAAATATTAGTTCTATTCAATCCTACACTAGATATCAGAACTTCTAATAATAAGCATGACTGGTCTTCTTTAACCTATGTAGAAATGAAAGGCACTACATGGAGTAGTAGAAGTGTTGGAAGTAGTATTGATGATATTATTGATGTTGCTTCTATACAATTTGACTTACCAGTGTTAATTAATCCACCTGCTAAAGTTAAACAGCAAAAACTTATACATACAGTTATTAACCAAATGTATAATTTAGGTGATGCAGATTTAGATAATTTTAAAGAAAATAAACCATTTAGTAAAACATCAGTAGAATATACTGTAGTGACATTTGAAGATAGAAAAGTTAAATACGAAGATAATAAATTAACAATATTATCATTAACTGAAACTGCAACTGATGCAGAAGGAAATCCTGTTACATGGACAACTGATTTAAAAACATATGGAGAATTACGTGATGGTATAAGTCAGGTTAGATTAAGAAAGAGTTCTGACCCAGGCGATGCTGATAATGATATTATTGGTAGATTGTATGCCGACACTGCTACTACATTAACTGTAGCAATTGATCAAACTACACTACCTACTAATACTCAAGGCGCCATTAGTGGAGTTGTAAATGGAATGACAAACTATCCTGGTGACGGAACTATACCTAGTGCAGTAGCTGGTCAAAGATATCTATTACTGCATGCAATTCCTGTAAGTCAAAATTGGGATGGATTAACAAGTGCTGACAGATATGACATTGTAGCCTATGACGGTACTGCATGGACTATATCATTTGATGCATCTGCAAATGCCAACACAACACACTATGTAAATAATACAAGCTCACAAGATCAACTTGAATGGAATGGTAAAACTTGGGTTAATAGTTACGAAGCCATATACAATGCAGGCTTTTGGAGACTATACTTATAATGATTGAAGCAAGTGGTTGTATCTTTTTAAGTACAACAACCGGAAGAATAATGATGCAACTCAGAAGTGATGGAGTTACTCATGCCCGTAAATGGGGATTCTTTGGTGGGAAAAGTGAGAATAAAGAAAGACCTTCAGAAACTTTATATAGAGAAATAGAAGAAGAAGTAGGCAAAACTAATATTACTAAAGTTATTCCAATAAGCAAATTCACAAGTAAAAACGGAAGGTTTATATACAACAGTTTTGTTGTACTAGTAGCCGAAGAGTTCATTCCCGAACTAAATATAGAAAGCGATGGATACTGTTGGGTTGCCATAGAAAAATGGCCAAGGCCTTTACATCCAGGTGCAAAAATTCAATGTAATTCTAGGGATTTTTTAAAGAAAATAAAAACTATCCACGAAATGCATAGATAGTTTTTATAGTTAAGTTCTTTATTAGTCTGCGCTAATTCGTTTTTTCATACTCTCAACAAACTGTTCACGTAACCATTCAAAGTCATTAATTTTATTTAATGCTTCAACGTCATCTTTGTGTTCAATTCCGTATGCTTTTCCTTCATTGGCACCTTTGATACAATAGCGTCCAAAACGTCCGCCTTCATCAACTGTACACCATATATCTAATCTATCCTCTGTTTCTTTAACAGGAGCATTTGGATTAATTTGTGATGATAATTTTACACATTCACGGAATGCACTACGCCATGTGCGGAATGGATCTCTGTTGAATCTAGTAATGTTAGAAACATCTCTAATTGGTTGATAAAATGCAGACCCTGTACTAAAGTCCGGAAGCACGTGGCCCATTTCAATAACTTGTTGTCTTGGAAACAATTTAATGCCTCCATATCCATACTCTAATCCATTAATTGGATTACGTGCATACCAAACATATGTTGTGTTTGTTCGTTTTGCCATTGGTGGAATATAATCAAAACAGAAGTCCTTCATAATGTCTGCGTCAGCATCAACAATATATACCATTTCTGATTTAGCCATCTCGCCTGCTTTCTTGTGAGCATTACCAATGCCTTGTACATTTTTAATATGAATAGCATCTGGAAAGCGAAGTTTCAATGTTTGATAATTATGGTCTGCTTCAGCTTCGTGGAAACTAATCATAACAATATCAAAGTCTGCTTCGTGGAACGTTCCTATTACTTTATTTTTTACTACTCCATGTACTACACCGCCAGTTGGCACTAATTGAATTTCACCCCAATTTACTGGACGACCTGTTCTTTTAATTACTTTTGGAAATTTATGAATAACATTATGTCCCATATCAGTTGGTCTATAATGCCAAGGAAACAACGGATTAATTGTAGCAGTATCAAGTACTACCCAAACCATATCTGACTTTCCTACATGCTCTGCAGCAAGTTTTGTGAGTTCTTCTGTGTCAGTTATCTTTTTATCAACATGCACTACAGGATAACTTTTAAAAATATATTTTTTTAATCTATCCCAGGGTGTAATAACACTTTGCCCTTTAAAGTCTAATAGAGAGTTGGTTGAGGTTTTATTAATCATAACAGTCGCCTTTTATTGTAAATTCTTTCATGCCTATATGTGCAATTCGTTCGCTTAACGCATGATCTACATGTGAAGTGTATCCGTGCGCTGATGCTTTTTTACAAAAATATATGTCTTCACCCATTAAGTTAGTATAGTCATCATTCCATTCAATACTATAAAAAGGTCTTGACATATTTTCATATACACATCTATTTACCAACAATAGACCACTGCCTAATGCAAACACTTCTTCAATGCCTTGCCCACTAAACACTCTCTTATCAAGATTGTTTTCGTTTTTAAATGCAACGGGTCTATGCGGTTTTACTCTAGTGCTATAGTTTGCTCCAACAATTTCTCTTCTATGTGATAACAAAGAAAATAATGCATCAACTGGAAATTTCATATCAGTATCTACCCAGAATATATGAGTTGCGCTTGTTTCTAATACTTCATCAACTAGTTGTTGACGTTGCATTGCAACTTCGCTACCCATTACCATGTGTAATGATACTTTTTGTCCGTTCTCGCCGCACTTCT